TGAAGAGGCAGTTTGGTGGGGGCAGTAGGAGAGATAAGTTTCGTTTACGTATGTCAAATATAGGTAGACCTACATGCCAACTCTGGTGGGAGAAGAACCATCCAGAGAAGGCTCTCCCCAAGCCCACCACCTTCGTAATGAACATGTTAATAGGAGACATAGTTGAGGCAGCATTTAAAGGAATCCTTAAAGAAGCAGGAGTTAAATATGAGGACAAAGATAACAATGTGTCATTGGAGCTTGACAATGCTACAGTTAATGGGAGCTATGATCTTGTTGTTGACGGTGCTTTGGATGACGTTAAGTCTGCATCACACTGGTCATACACTAACAAGTTTGAGTCTTATGACACCCTAGCTAAAGGAGATGGCTTTGGTTATATAGGTCAGCTTGCTGGCTACATTAAGGCATCAGCTAAAAAGATTGGCGGCTGGTGGGTAGTCAATAAGGCCAATGGCCAGATAAAGTACGTACCTGCATCAGGGCTAGACTTAGATAAAGAGATAGCTAAGTTAAACAATACAGCTAAGATAGTAGAGGCTAACGAGTTTAAACGTTGCTTTGAACCTGAACCAGAAGTGTATAGAGGTAAGACATCAGGAAATAAAGTTTTACCAGACGGCTGTAAGTTTTGTGACTACAGATACTCATGTTGGGATACAATTAAAGATTTACCATCTAGAGTTTATCAGGGCAAAAAGACACCACCTACAGTTTCTTACATAGGAGAAGTAGTAGGTTGAACGGAAAACGATTTCAAGCAGCTTTAAAGCATGGGTATAGGAGTGGGTTAGAGGTAAAAATATCTGACTACCTTAAAGAACTCAATGTACCTGTAATATATGAGGCCATTAAAATTGAATGGGAAGACCTTATGTATCGCACGTACACTCCTGACTTTGTGTTACCAAATGGCATAATAATAGAAAGTAAAGGAAGATTTACCGCAGCAGACAGAAGAAAACATATTGCGATAAAAAAGCAACACCCTAAATTAGATATACGGTTTGTGTTTTATAACAGTAGGAATAAATTAAATAAGGGTGCAAAGACTACGTATCAAGGCTGGTGTGACAAGAACAAGTTTTTATACTATGACCGTATAGTGCCGTTAGAGTGGTTGGAAGAGAAAGGTAAGAACAAACATAAAGATTTAATACATCTACCATATAAAAAGATTATAAGAAAATGACAATAGAAGTAACTAAGTTTGGTGTAAACGATATTATAATAAGAATGAAACCTGAATTTACTGAGGACAACAGGTGGAGTGGCTACATTGATATGGAAGTTATTACAGATAATAAACACACCATGGCAAAGAACGACTATATAAACCTTATGCAGGTAACTTCTCTTATATGTTCATCGCTACCTGTTATGGAAATGAATGAAGAGTTTAGGGATACGCTCTGTAACTATGTAGAGAGTATGATAGAAGAAGATATGGAAAAAGAAAAGAAAGACATAATAAAAAAATCTATTGACAATACAACTGGAAATGTTATAAATGTAGACTTTAAACGTGAGGAGAATCCATGAAAAGCAGTAAAAAAGAATATGATGTAGTACAAAAACCAGAGCATTACAATCAGGATCACGACATAGAATGTATTGACGCCATACGTGCTGCATTGGGTGTTGGGTTTAAAGAATACTTGCAAGGTAATATACTGAAGTATATCTGGAGACATAAGTATAAGAACGGTGTAGAAGACTTAAACAAAGCACGTTGGTACTTAGATAGATTAATAGAAGCAGAGATAACTGATGGTAATTAAATTATTAATAACTCTTGACATTGATGAAGAGGAATATCTAATGCCAGCAGACGGTAAGATAGAAGAAGAGATAAATGAAGCTATACATGAGTTTGTCTATGATATTGATGGCATGGACATTAAACACATTAGAATAATATCGGAGTAATCAAATGAGCAATAACTACCTACCTACAGACTACCAAGCATTTATTCATACCTCACGGTATGCTCGTTGGTTAGAAGACGAGAACAGAAGAGAGACATGGCCTGAGACAGTACATAGATACATGGAAAATATTGTAAAGCCTATAGTAATAACTAAATCTGAATACAAAATTATAGAAGATAGCATACTTAATCTTAGTGTTATGCCAAGCATGAGAGCCTTAATGACAGCAGGTGCTGCATTAAATCGTGACAACACAGCAGGCTACAACTGTAGCTACCTGCCAGTAGATGACCCTAAAGCATTTGACGAAGCTATGTACATACTGTTATGCGGTACAGGTGTAGGCTTCAGTGTTGAACGTCAGTACATACAAAATCTACCTGAAGTACCAGAGCTATCAGAGAGTGAGACTACAGTAGTTGTAAAGGACAGCAAGGAAGGTTGGGCAAAAGGATTGAGACAGGTACTTGCTCTACTCTGGGCAGGAGAGATACCTAAGTGGGATGTCAGTCAGATCAGACCAGCAGGAGCTAGGCTGAAGACATTTGGCGGTAGAGCATCTGGCCCTGCACCACTGATAGACCTGTTTAACTTCTCTGTAAATACATTTAGATCTGCATCGGGTAGAAGGTTGTCATCAATAGAATGCCACGACTTGATGTGCTACATAGGACAGATAGTTGTTGTAGGTGGTGTGCGTAGGTCAGCTATGATCTCACTGTCCAACCTATCAGATGGTAGAATGCGTCACGCTAAGTCTGGTAACTGGTGGGAGACAGCAGGACATAGAGCATTAGCTAATAACTCTGTCTGTTATACAGAAAAACCAGACTCAGAGACATTCATGCGTGAGTGGCTTGCACTAGTAGAGAGTAAGTCAGGTGAACGTGGAGTCTTTAATAGACAGGCATGTAAGGTACTTGCAGATCGTAGCGGTAGACGTGATTCAAACCACGAGTTCGGCACTAACCCTTGCAGTGAGATCAGCTTGAGGCCGTATCAGTTCTGTAATCTAACAGAGGTCGTTGTACGTGCAACTGATACACTGAAAGACATTAAGAATAAAGTTGAGTCTGCTACGATACTGGGTACAATACAGTCTACATACACTAAGTTTCCCTATCTACGTAAGATATGGCAGCGTAACACTGAAGAGGAAAGGTTGCTGGGTGTAAGTCTGACAGGCGTAATGGACAATCCTATTATGACATCAGCAAATAAAAACTTAGCTAGAGACTTAGAAAGCCTTAAACAACATGCCGTATACGTAAACTCTGTATGGTCTAAGCGACTGGGCATTGAACAGAGTACTGCTGTTACATGCTGTAAGCCATCAGGCACTGTGTCACAGTTAGTAGACTCTGCATCAGGTATACATGCAAGACACGCACTGCATTACATACGAACTGTACGTGGAGATAACAAAGACCCTCTTACACAGTTTATGCAAGATCAGGGCATACCATCAGAGCCGTGTGTCATGAAGCCTGACACAACTACAGTGTTCAGCTTTCCTGTTGCAGCACCACCCAAGTCTGTTACACGTAATGACATGACAGCTATAGAACAACTAGATATGTGGCTCGTGTATCAAAGACACTGGACAGAGCATAAACCTTCTGTTACAATAACGGTTAGAGACAATGAGTGGATGGAAGTAGGTGCATTTGTATACAAGAACTTTGATGAGATGAGTGGTGTGTCATTTTTACCACACTCTGATCATACTTATCAACAAGCACCATATCAGGATTGCACTAAGCATGAATATAAGTTATTAAAGAGTATTATGCCTAGTAAAATAGACTGGTCTAAGCTATCTGACTTTGAAGCTGAAGACACAACTAAATCATCTCAGACATTCGCATGCACTGGCGAAGTCTGTGAAATGGTAGACATCAGTGCCTAGAGGAGAAGTATAAATGAATATTAATATAGATGGTAAAAGCTACGAAGTAGATGAGAATGATGAAAAGAACGCTGAACTCATAGGTGTTCTTGGAGTCGTAAGAACAGGTGACAATGCGTTACCTTTACTGCAACACATACAACAGTGTGTGCAAGCAGTACACTCAGGTAAGTTACAGGAGTTAAAAAACTTACTACCTCAAGACGAACCAAAAGCAGATGCTAAAACTAAAACTAAATCTAAAACATAAGGAGATAGTCCATGCAGAGAAATCTAACGAGAGCAGAACGAGGTCTTGGAAAATATGATGCCCCACTGAAGGTTCAATTTCAGCGAGGCTATGAAGACTTTAAACGTGGTCGTGTAGGTAATCCATTCCATAAGGATACTATGCAGCACAGAGAATGGAACAGAGGATTTAATAAAGCATGGTGTGAGAATCTAAAGCGAGTAACTAAGTATGAAGCAACTAAAAAAGGAAGTAGACCAATGGCTAAAGGAGAAGTACAGTATGTCTGATTTTAATACATATCAAAGATCAGCAACTAGGACTGCTATCTATCCACCAGAACATAAGATACTTTATCCTGCGCTAGGACTAGCAGGAGAGGCAGGTGAGGTAGCTAACAAAGTTAAGAAGGTTATGCGTGACGGTGTAGAGAACCAGCCAGATAACTGGAAAGAACAGATCGCTAGTGAGATAGGGGATGTGTTGTGGTACTGTGCTGCACTTGCAACAGATCTTAATGTATCACTAGGTATGATAGCAAGTCTTAACGAAAAGAAGTTACAGGACAGGTATGATAGAGGTAAGATGAATGGCAGTGGAGACAACAGGTAGAAACACTTAGGGGGCTTAACGCCCCCTTTTGTTTAGTCATATCTGTTTTTAACCATATCACCTAACACTTTTAATTGCCTTAAGTGATCTTCATTAGTCATGTCAGGAAGTATGCCTCTACCGTACTCATCTACATTATATTTTATAAACATAAAGTAAGCTTCGTCCTTTTGGTCTTTATCTAACTTTCTGTATTCTACTTGCGCCCTTACGTAACCACTACTTTCAC